AAGTTAATCATTGCTTTGATTTGTGGATGAGTGTAGAGAGAACTTAACTCTTCCTTGCTCATATATCCATGAATTAAGTTAACATCGCATTTTCTATCAGGATATGAACTTAAAAGTGCTGTCAGTCTCTTTTTTGCTTCGTAAAAATCTATTGTTGAACCATCCTTGATTGAAACTTTCAAGACAAGACCAACTTCCTCATCCTTGAACTCTTCTACAAAATACCTTATTGTGTTTTCTATATTCTTTCTAGGTCCCCACTGTGCAACGCATAAAAAGTTAAAATCATATTTGAACTTAAAACTCTCGTGCAAACAGTCAGAAGGGTTCAAATATTCTTCTTCTACTGGATAATGAACTACTTCAACTCCTGTGTTGCATATTAACTTAACCTCATTTCCGTTAGGATCTTTAGCGCCCCACTCTCCGTCTGTGAACGTTCTTTTTGAAAAATCAGATGGGACAATCACCTTATCTACAAAACTATTCGCTGCATCTAACCAGTGCGGCGATACCATGTTTGATTCAATGCCTGCACAAACGCCGATGTTGATTGGAGCAGATCGATATTGCTTCCATTCAATCGGGATTGTTACCATGATAGTTGCATCAAAAGGCAATTGTTTTTGCATGTGCTCAAATGTTTTATTAATAATTTCATCAATTTCTTTTCGCTCTTCGCTGTCTTCTGAAGTCCAACTAGTTGATCCCCAATTTACAGGATTTACAAATATCTCAAAAATATCCGGACGACTTTTTAAAGATCGATAAACCATTCTAGCATGTTCTCCATACCCCGATTGTGTTAATACTGGTCCAACTAACAATACTTTCTTTTTCATAGTGATTCACTTCTCCAATTTTGACGATTTTTTCTATTTTTCCAAGAACCATGTTTTTCGTGCGTTGATGTCATTAACTTTACCCATGAATCGTTAAACTTTTCAAAATTGAAATTTTTCATAACATGCTCTCTTCCCTTTGCACCAATCTCTTCCCTGCCTTCTTTTCCTGCAAAATACATGTCGTACAGAGCATTTATAAAGTCTTGCTTGTTTATTCTGTCTTCCATAACGTATGGAACTAATTGTGAACCAACAATCTGCTGAGAACATGGTTCAATCATTTTACCATAAACCTCTTCACCGTTAGTTAGTTGGTCTTGCAGTCCTCCTGTTCTAACACCGACCACAGGGGTTCCACAAGAGAGCGATTCAAGGCACGACAAACCAAATCCTTCAGCATCTGAAATGTTGACCGTTACGTCTGCTAAATTATACATGGACGCCATTTCTTTATCGCTTACTTTCTCTCTAGAGAATAAAACTTGCCCTTTGTTGAGTTCTAAATCTTCAATTATTTGAGTTAAATCAGGACCATTTGGATCTTTTGGTTCAGTATGCATTAGAAGAACCGCTTTATCTTCGCCAATCCTTTCTAAGAATTCTTTAAACCAAAAAATTAGCGTACCACTGTGTTTTCTTCTGGCATTCCTACTATTGAATAGTACAATAAACTTTTCATCTAAACTTTCACCGTTGATGTCTGTATTCTTCTTTCTTAAAGTCTGAATGTCCTCATCTGATAATTTTTTGAATGTCTCTGTATCTACTGCATGTGGAATATATTTTGCCTCTACATCAGGGGCAACTGTTCTAACAATGTCATCAGTTAACTTAGAAATTGTAGCGATAACATCATTACTTTCATAAAATCTCTTATTAAATTTTGGATATGGATAGTTATCCCAAACGTGATAATAAACCATAGGGACATTAGTGCGAATTTCGTTATCCATTTCCCACAACCAACCCCAAAAACGAGGATCAGTCATAAACCAAAGAATATCTGGTTTTTCTCTCCAAATTACCGAACGAACAATTTCTTTTGTTCCAAACTGATCTACCGGCAAAATTCTCCACAAATCGCCCCATTCTTCTGTCTTTATCAATTGATATTGTGGGTGTTTCATAGCACCACCAAGAGAGAAAACTTCAAATTTTCCACTCTTCAGAAGCGCCTCTATAACATATCTTGATTGATTGCCAACTCCAGATGTGCTCAAAGGCATATCACCAAGAGTGAGCACTTTAATTCTTTTTTCTTCCATTAATTTTACCTACAATGTTCTGTTTTATAGAAAGAACAGTATTTGCAAGAGAGTCTGTTCTTGAAAAACATATTCTTGTCAGTATTATAGATAAAATTATTTAATGATTTAAGGGCATTTTCAGTTTTTTTGTTGCCACTTGTTACACGAAAGATCTCAACGTTGTTTTTCTTTGGGGTTCTCTTCAATAAACCAAAGTATGTCTCAACCATACTTGGATCAATGTCGTGTTTTTCACAGAAATATTTTTTGTATAGCGTTAACTGATAAGTCATGAGTTTATCAGATTTCTTTTGAGCGTTCCAACCCCATGAACAAGTTTTCCAATCTAAAATGTGGTACTTGCCATCAGGTGTTTTTAGAACCATATCGATATATCCCTTGAAATCAAGGTCATCTCTGATAGGTTGTAATAGTTCTTCTTCGACTGAGAATACCTTGTAATCGCCAAAGACGCTCTTAACTGCTCCTTGTACCTGTGGGAGTATTGTCTTGCCTTGTGAGAGCATCTGCTCCGCTAGAACGTCATCTGGTTTCTCAACCTCTTTGCGCTCGTTTGTAAACTGCTCAACAAAATATTCTTCTGGTTTTGCGTTCTCATTTCCAAAGAGGACATTCTCACAAGTAGCGTGGATTGCTGTACCAAACGCTGTGTACTCATTGCTGGAGTAATATGGAATCTTGTCTTTGTAAACTAAGCGGTATCGCCAACCGCACTCACTAAACATCTTGTAGCGTGAGTAACTAATGTAATCTTTTGTATTCTCGGATGAGTTCTTCAATTAAATCCTCTTTTGTCTTACGCCAAGTGGATATTTCTAAATCTCTTGCCTCTTGACGTAGTTCATTATAACTCATCTTGTAAAATTTTTCAAATCCTTTCTTCTTCTCGTCTTCTTTACGTTTTTGCTTTTCTTTTTGTTTTGCTGCTACTTTATTTCGCAAACGCTGCATTTTTTCTGTTAGTGCTTGTTCAAAAAGAACTCTTGGTTTTCTCATAATGACACCTTCTCTCTCAATACAGGACAGTCCTCAAGCATCCTGCCCTTACCAGTAAATAGTAATTCAAGACCAACTGAAAAGTATTCATCCAAAGAACTAACGCTATAACAAGTTGGAAATATACCAGAGATTAACTGACTAAGAAGATCATATCCCACCGCTCTATTCAAATACCCATCAAATTTTCTATCAAAATTTGGATTTTCAAAATACTGATGAGGTGGCAAATTTATCCCACTTGATCTCATTTTGTGATATAACTTATTTCTTTTAGATAGAAATTCTTTTTTAAGTTTGCCATCACCAAAAACTTGTTTATGGTTCTTTCTAATAAAAGCGTGTGCCAACTCGTGGATAAGATCAGAAAAGAGATCTTCTTCATTAGATTTATTGCTTAAGTATATAACATCATTTACAGATTTACCAATATACTCAGGACTAAGGTGAAATCCACCAAAAATAATTTTATTGACGCAATTTACTAAATTGTTAGGTAACTTACTAAATTTATTTTTCAGAAACTTTTCAACATCAAAGTTAGGTTTCTCACCAACTTGAACTTTGACGCCGTTTATAGTAAAACCATTATTTATTTTTGCGCTTTTTGCTCTTCTTCTTATGTACTGCTGCTTGCTGTCCATACTTTTGTTTTACACTATTAACATCATCGAGTGCTTGTTCATACCCTCTGATATAGTTCTCCTCTGCAACCATAAGTAGAAACTCAGGAAACTCCTCTGCCAAAGTTTCTACAACCATATCGACTGTAACATCATCATTTTCAGGGTTGTGCTTGTTTCCAACATAGTCGATCATATATTCCTTTAAATTCATTATAACACCTTTGCTGCTAATGTCGCGACCTTTGATCTCTCACCCTTCTGTAGTGAAACGTGACCTGCGAGATCGTGCTCCTTGAACTTCTCAACAGCGTAGGATAGACCGTTGCTTGTTGCGTCCAAGTATACGGTATCGATCTGCTCAATATCACCTGTGAGGACAATCTTTGTACCCTCACCAACACGAGTAATAATTGTTTTTAACTCGTGAACTGATAAGTTCTGTGCCTCATCAATGATGATAAAAGCATTTGCAATTGAACGACCACGAATATAAGTGAGCGCCTCAATCTCAATAATACCTTTTTCCGCATACATTTCAAGCAATACTTTATCATTACCCATCAAAAACTTTAAGTTATCTTGAACAGGTGCTAACCAAGGTGCCATCTTCTCTTCCATGGTTCCTGGCAAGTAACCAATGTCTCTACCCATAGGCATAATTGGTCTGGACACTACAAGTTTATTATAGATTGGTTCTTGTGAACCCTCGTCTAAAACTTGTTCCAATCCAGCAGCCACAGCCAATAGAGTTTTACCGCAACCAGCGGCACCAATGAGGGATACAATAGGAATACTTGGGTCCAATAAGAGATCAATGGCAAAAGATTGCTCTTTGTTTCTTGGTGTGATGTCCCAGACTCCATGTTTGTGGATCCCTGCCTTTACAAGAGGCTTGTTGTATGCTAAGAATCTTGCCAAGGCAGTTTTCTTCTCATTAGAATTAGAGATCAACATAACAAACTGATTAGGTAATAACAACTTTTCTTCTTTATCCACAAAGATTTTTTCACCTTGGTAAAAATGATCGATTGTTTGGTCATCTACCAAATGCCTCTCAAACCCCGTGTATAGTTCGCTGCGGTCATTTACGACTTGGTTTATGTCATACCCCTCACAAGGGATTCCAAGGGCGTCACAGCGCACTCTGAGGTTAATGTCGCGGGAAACAACAACTACTCTTTTACCATCATTTACTTCGTTCAAAGCACAGGCAAGAATAATGTTGTCTGGATCTTTTTTATTTGACTCTGCTGGGAGAGCATTGATATCAGAGATTCTTGCTCTGAGCAGACCCTTACCCTTCTCAATACGGACCCCCTTTTCAAGAGATCCCTTTCCACGATACTCGTCCAAAAGACGAATGGTGTGGCGAGCATTAGCCCCCACACCGTCCTGTCTCTTCTTATGCTTATCGATCTCTTCAAGAACCTTTAATGGAATAACAACATCGTTTCTTCCAAAGTTTTTAAAAGCAGTTGGGTCAGAAAGATAAACATTTGTATCTAAAACATAAGTTTTTTTAGCCATTTTCTACAATCTCATCGACAAGTCCAAGTTCAACACACTTTTCAGCATCAAACCACTTGTCTCTTTTAAGTATTTCTGTGATCTGCCTCATTGACATACTTGTTTTTTCTTTGTAGATCTTCTTGATCTTAGTCATAAGCATGTCGAGGTTTTCCATCTCATCCTTGAAGTCCTCAAACTTGCCCCACATAGAAGAGGAAAGTTGGTGGATAAGCATGTGTGAATGCTCGTAAATGAATCTCTTATCTCCGGCAACGCTGATTAGAGTTGCTGCTGAGGCGGCTGATCCATCAATGTAAGTGTGAACTGGTGTTTTACAATTCAGAATTACATCTACTGTTGAAAGTCCTGCAAAAACAGATCCACCGTAAGAACTGATGTGTAACTTAATTGGTGGTGGATCTGCATCATATTTGACCTTGAAAACTTGTAGGTCCTTGTCTATCATTCTAATTGCCTTATTTAGAACCTTTGCATTCTTTTCGCTGACATCACCATAAAACATGATTACGTTGTCAGAGACGTCAATACAGTCCATGGCTGGTGGTGGTCCATCAGGTCCACCCATTAGAATGATTGGTGATACTCCACCGTCATCTTGAGATTCTTCTTCGATTTTCTCTTTGGTTTTATCGTCGCACCAATAATATCTTGTCATTTTGTTTCCTTTTGTAATTAGTTTAAGTTATCGGGATTTTGTAAGTTGTGCGGATAAAGAATTTCATAAATCCCAACGATTCTGTATCCACCTTCTACTTCATTTAGATTATCAAGCGCATCATAAGCAAACTTTAAAGCATCAGAGAACTGATCTAGATTCTCAACATCATAACTTTTAACCTTGCTGACTCTATCATTCTTAAAATGAAATTTATAATATTTATCTGTCATAATATCTCCTAAATTTTATGTGGATTATCTGAAAAATAAATTTCTAAATCTTTTACCGCATTTGATAGGTACTCTTCAATTCTATGAGTAAACTCGTTCTCACTTGAAAAGTATTCATAATACTCAGACTGTCCATCGTTGTTTTTCAGACTCCAATTTCCGACTTGCCTCATAACATCCATCTTGTTAAAGACAATTTTATTTACAGCATTTAATTGAACTGATCGCTTTAAAAAAGGCAAATCAATCCAGTTACATTGCCTCACTCTACCAGTTGTTGCTCCAAACTCTTGTCCGACCTCTTGAATATGATCAAACACCTTGTTGTGTGGTGGTTGGAACTTCTTAGCACCAACGTAGGTCTCATATGCCTTTGCCACACCCCATACATCACGAATAGCGTAGTGTGGAATTGCATTTAGCATGACTGAGGACGTTAGACAGTGACTGGAAGTGACAAATGGATAGTCGCCCCAATCAATATCAAGACCGAAACCTTGAGCACCCTCACAAAGAATTTTTACTTCACCATGATTCCAAAACTCATCATGTAGATCGATTAGATATGGTCGCAACTCTGGAATATCCTGTGCTAAGAATCCATCTCTGGAATACTTGTCTCGATAAGCAGGACCGTTACCACGCTTTGTAGTCCCAATTGTACTGTCCTTGCCATCCTCTTCCTTATGATTATTGGTGATTACATGACAATTCTTAGCAATATAAATCAGACCCTCTGTGTCAATTCCACCTGCCTTCAACTCTTCTAACTCTTTAAAAAATTGTTTTGGATCAAGTACACAACCGTTTCCAATAATGCTTTTGATTCCAAAAAAGACACCCGCTGGAATATGATGAGTCACAAACTTCTTACCTTCATGGTAGATTGTGTGACCTGCATTACAACCACCGTTGAAGCGAAGGACGTGTGTGTATCCTCCTGTTTTGCAAAGATGGTGAGTGACCTTTCCCTTGCCTTCATCACCATACTGAAGACCAACGACTACATCAGCGATCACTTGTCTTCTCCTTCCGTTGCTTTTTACGGGACTTTTTTTCTTCTACTTGTGGTTCAACCACTGTAGAACGGGTCTTAACTACAAAACCCTTCAACTGCTTTTTTACTTTTACTTGTAAATTTTTTTCTGAGGACAGTTGCTTTCGCTTCCTATCTGCTGCCTCAAAAGTATCGAAACGACCTGCTACCTTCCAAGGTCGTCCGAACAAACCATTTGCCTCCATAGCACCCTCCTATTTCTTTGGCTTTACAAAATATGTTTGAATATAATAACTGGTTATTTTAAATGTTTCACCAGTCTTCACACAGTGCATCATGTGTGGTTTATAAGTATAAACATTTCTTTTCTTACTGTCAAGTCTTTTTTCTACCTGAACTGTTTTCTGACCAACATAGATGAAAAGAGAATCCTTATAAACTTTATTTTCTTTATAGACTGGTGAAAAAGAAGATAACTTTAAACTATCTTTATTTATTACTACCTGCTTTTTGGTAGTTGGTTTTATAATATAGAACTCTCCTACAACCAGTTCTGAAATCTTCATGACTAAATTGTATCATCATAAGGTTTATCTGTTAAGTGGGTAGTATCGAAGTACGCTTCGTAGTCATAACCATTTTGTAAATATTTTAACTGTTTATAAGAAATTCCTAATAAATAAGATGCTTTGATTTTTGAGTTTGTTGCTGCAATAGCAAACTTAACTACTGCATCTCTTGCTATGTCTTGAATGTATTTGTATAACTGAAGACCATAGAACTTACCTTTATAATTTTTACTTGACAACTCTAACTTTAATGCAATAATATCTTCTAAGGTAAGATTGTTCAATCTCACCTCAAAGTCTTCATCTATTTTATTTTCTAATCTGAGTTTCTTTTTTATAGAGTAGTTCTTCTTTAAGTTCTTTCTCATCCAAATAAACTATTCTTTAATGTTTCTCTTATTGCTTTCTTAATTTCTTCAGATACTGTTTCTGCACCCTGTGAAGTGAACTGTGCTTTTTCTGCTTTCTGTTTCTCATACTCAGGTGTAGTAACAGGATTTAACTCAGGAGCAATATCATTTTCAAACTTATCAAAGTAAAGTAATAAATTAGTTACAAGATATTCTTTAAATTCTTTTCTATCACTTTCATTATGTAGAGTTCTGTAGTTTCTAGTAATAGCATCAACAGTCTTTTTATATACATCAACTGATTCATCTCTACCAGTTTCATCTAAACCAGGAATCTGTGGTAATGGAATATCAGTTTTCTTACCTTCAATATCTTTTAATGTTACACCAGCATCTCTTTTAATCTGAGTAACGTCTTCTGGTTCTGTCTCTTCGATATCGGCACTTAAATCTGCTGGATCTGCGACGTCATCAGTTACATTCACCTCAATCTCTTCTTGTTCTTCAAGTGCAGAACCACCTAGCATGGCAGATGCTTCGCCACCAGACGCATCACGAATAGCATCTTGTGGTGAGAGAGTATCAATGATTGCTTTGAGATAGTGCTGCTTAAATGAGTCTCTTTGTTCCTTATCAGTAGTTAAAGATTTATAACCATTCTCTACAGTTGGAAGAATAATCTTCAATGCTTGAATTAATTTATTTAATCCAGTAGATTTAGTTGGAGTATCATTTTCTTTAATAATTTGTCTAATAAGTTGTCTTAATTGTTTTTCTTCACTTAACATTTCATCTCTCTCTTTGGTAATTAAATGTCTGATTACTTGACGTAACTGCTCCCTATAAATAGTTTGTTCGTTTTGATTTTCATCCGATCCAAAAGGGAGCGAATAACCCCCGATATTTGCAGCGACGGATGCCTCACCCATAACACCCCCAAGCATTTCAAATATTTCTTTTGCATCATCATCAGAAAGTTTTTCTGGCATGAATGCTTTGAATGTATCGAAATCACCTTCACTAATTGCTTTACGCATTTGAGTAGCAGAGAATTTAACTCCAGGTTCAACTTCAATTTTTTCTGCTTTTAATGGTTCAAAAGTGAAATTCTTTTCTTTCTTATCATTTAGATAAGTTGCTGCATTTTTTACAAAATTGATATGCTCATCTTCTGAAGATACAGCGACAACCTTTGAATTTGGATCTAATTCATTTTCCATTCTAAGACCAATTCTAAGGAATGGACTTGATGAAGTTATTACAGATCCATCTTTTTTCTTTCTGTTTGTGGCAAAACGATCAAAATAGTCAAGTTCTACTTCATTACTAATTCCATATTTTTCAATATATTTTTCCCAAACTTGTTTTGCTTGTTCAGCGCTGATCTCTAAATCACCAGCAGTTCGCTTTGTTGGACCACTTGTAATATGAACAATGGCATCAGGGTATTTATCAATTGCCTGAAGAAGTAGTGAAAGGTGTCCTTTGTGTGGTGGTTTAAATCCACCAGGAATAAAGACGTGTGTTTCAACGTCTGCGATATCAGCAATCTGACCTGCGAGATCATCCTCATAGTCGGGATCAAGTTCCTCTTGTTCTCTAACAACTGAACGATTTGCTCTTGTAAATTTAGAGCGATCAACCAACTTGATTAATTTGCCTTCATCGGAAAGGACATAACCCTCACCTACTTCTTCATCACCGAGTGATTGACTAAATTCCAACCCACCCTGTGAATCAATATTGGCAATAACGTCATCTTTAACTTTCATAGTTCTAGAAACAATTTGCCAAATAATATCAAAAGTATCTTTATTATCATTAATGTAGTTTGCTACATTTTCTTTCTTTTGTGATGAGATTCTATCTTTACTGTTCATCCACTCAATAAAATCACCACCCAAGTTTTCTAATCCAGTATCAACCTTACTGTTGAGATAAGTGTAAAATAGATTTGGTAAATCAGAAATAGCAAACTTGCGTAATTTTTCAGCGTTGAAAAATCCATCAATTGCTTGAGAATTTGTAGAAACCATTTGTTTTATTTCAGCAACTTCTGTATCGTCAACACCAACTGGTTTTTCAATAAATGTCTTACCAAAGAAAAGAATATCTGAATCTGGCGTCATACCTTCAAAATCAAGTGGTTGATTTTCAAGAGTTTCAACGTCTTTCTTTAGGTGCAAAACAATACCAACATCTGAATTTGCAATCTTTTTACCAATTTCTGAGTCAGTTGCAACCTTATACTTTACCATATTTGGTTTGAAAACAAACTTGCCGTCTTCAACCTTTGGTTTATCGAAGTAAAGAACCTCACCAAAGAAGTATCCTCTGTGGTCAGGATCAACTGATTTTTCTGCTAACCTAAATGCTTTCTGCATCATAGGAGTAATCTTTGAATATCTTTTCTGGAAAACACCTTCTGGATCAACACCCATCTTTTTAGCCGCACGCTCTGAACGAGCACGGTACATGTCTTCCATTTCCTGTTCAGATTCGACCTTGCCTTTATATGACTTTACACCAAACCCACTCTTATCAGTAAAAATAAATTTACCATCTGCATCACGACCAAAAATAACTGCTGGTGAACCGTCCCATTTTAGAGATGTCTCTGGGCGACCTTCGGGATCATTCATCTTTTCAAGAGCGTCAAGAGCACGCATAGCGCCTTCACTGCCTTCAAAGAAAATTAAATCTTCAGCATGTTGAATACGAGGTTCAATTTTCTTTGCCTCGTCTAAAGTCTCATCACGGTGTGGAAACTCAAAACCTGCTTTTTCGCGTATTGCCTCATAAACATCGTCGGGATATTTCTCTTTATCAGCAATAATATCAAATAGTGTGTAAATACTGTCAAAGTCTTCAGGTTTATGTCCTGGTCCTAGAACCTTGTCTACGACCTCCTGCGGGTCGTTTGTCCTTTCGCCAGACTCTCTATCCTTTAGACCAAAGAAAGCGCTCCAGGCGTAACCACGCTGCGTTGCAATGGCATTAATTAAGTTCTGTCTATCCCCACCACGATACTCGCTTGGTCCCATCTCGCCTTTGACTGCCCAAAGCATGAAATCTGGGTTACCAAACATAAGGTCTGTCTGAACAAAACCATTTGCTTCATCACCACGAATTGGTGTTTTGAAGTGAACTGATGTACCTGATTTTGCAATCCATTGACGAACCTTTTGTTTCATCTCTTTTTCATCAGAATTTGCTAGGTCAAGTTCGGGATGATTTTCATTTACCCATGCTAATAACTTTTTGATAAGATCGTCTTTTGATACCTTATCCTTATCAATAGCAATATCTAAATCACCAGATGTTTCTTTTCTACCGGTTGTTCCCAACTTAAAATTAACAAGATCAATACCTAAAATACCTTCTAACCATTCAAGAGTAGGGTCAACATCTTCACGCTTAATACGAATGGTTTCTGATCCACCTTCAGCACCTTTAAAAATATTGCCGCCTTCATTTAGGATTTTATTCATTTGAGTCTCCTGATGTTATTTTAAATGCTGTGCCTCTAAACTTTAATGAAAAAGGTCCTGGTTGTTGTAGGGAAAAAGGAATTTGTTCAACTCCACCCGTTTTATTGTAATTTGTATTTACTGCACTAAATCGTGTGATTAAAGGACCGTCAAATGACCCTTCTGGATTAACATTAAATTTTGCACCTTCATCACCATCGGTGTCACCGCCGCCGCCACCGCCGCCTTCTTCGTCAGGCGAGAATAGGAAGTAGTATTGTTCGCCTTGCTGATCGTTATCAGGATCACCAGGAAAATCTCTTCCTTCTGTACCAACTTGTGTGTTGTTTGGAATCTTAACAACAGCACCATCACGCATGACTTGAGACCATCCACCATTGGAGTTGTTTTCTACATCATAAGGTGAAACTGTAGAACCAACAAAGTCTCTAAACTTGCCATCAGCATCAGTGCCAGCATTGCTGGTGATTGTTATTTTTGCACCAACAGAAGCACTGCTTGATGCCCCACTTGATGATGCAGGATCATCATATCTAAATTCAATTCTGTTCGTTGTCTCGTAAAGGATGACTTGAAATTTTAAGTTTGGATCACTATCATTCCAAAAAATCTGAGAATCAAAGTCAACAACAAGTTTTCTATTTGGTGAAGTACCTTGTAATTCATAGCGAAGACCATTACCCATAGTCTTTAAATCGTCCCACCATGGGCAAAGAATAGTTCTTGTATCAACCTGGATTAAATCGTTTGTAAAATCAGCAGTATCCGCAGCACCAAGTTGGATATAACCATCTGTACAAGCAGCAAACTGAGTATAGTCAGTATTATTAAAATTAAATGTAAAACCAATATTGGTTAAAGCACTAATGCTTGAGTCAACACCAGAAGCAAACAAGGTTGTAGGACTTGATAATGCTACTCTACCAGTGTCGGTAGTTTTACGATAAAGATAATATGCGTCTAATGCAGCAGTTGCCATTTATTAAAATCCTAACTCTGTTATTTTTTGTTGAACCCACTCAGCAGCAGTGTCACTTATATTTAGCATTACATCACTATTGTTTTGTTGATTTTCATACGATTTATCAAAAATTTGATTTGCTTGGTCATCAGTGATTGTACCAAGTTCAAGTAGGCGATAAATTTCTGTCTTTACATCGTTTCTATTTAAACTCATTTAGTAAATCCTATTATAAGTTTTTCTAATCTTTCTTCTAATATATCTTTTCGATAATCAGAAAGATTTTTAGACTCGCCTGTCATCTGACTGTCACCTGGGGATGTCGGTGGTGCTGGTCTAGCAGCGGGTGCTGTTGTTGCAGGTTTAGTAGTAGGCGTTGTTGCAGGTTTAGCAGCAGGCGTTGAACTTTTAGGGGGTTCCTTAAACCCAGTTTTCCTACCTTGTCGTGCCGCACGAAGTCGATCGCGTAATTCTTTTTGTTCTTTATTTCTTTGCCTTTCACGTTCGGCAGCAT